AATGAGAAATATAGAGAGAAAATATGGTCTACTTTGTATGACCCGTTTTCAGTTATACCCACGAAACCTTGTAAAAAAGAGGCGGAAGAAGATGGATTGTTTGGGAAATGTTTATTAAAAATAAAAAAGGCTGCCGATGTTTAATGGCCTATAGAATCAAATCCTTTGCCCGTGTAATGATTATAATTATCAATTGCATTATTATAAGCTGTATAGAGCGGTGGATTTGCCATTGCTGAATTGCTCGCAGATAAATTTCCGCCCAATGAATACCCGGCGCTCACAGGCATATTATTTTGATATTGAGAATAACCGCCGCGTTGCTGGCGACGTCTTTGTCGTCTGGAAGAAGGTCTTCGTCGTCGTCGTCCACTAGAAGCCCTACTTTGCAATCTCCTCTTTAATCTGTGAGTGCCACGTCTCATTTTATATATATTAGTTATATTTTTAATTCTGCGTTTAAGTTTTCTAATTTTCATTGAATAAGAAGAACGACCACCAGACATGCAAATGCCTGGAACTTTTCCTGCCGCGGCATCCACGCCTGATTTTGCTCCAGATAATCCAGGCAATCCTGGTGTTTCATTGCTACTAAAACTGCCTGAATATGTTGAACCATTTGAATTAACATATGCAGAATTTATATTACTGTTTGGAACTACATTACCATATCCCAAAAAAGACATTATATAGTTAGTGTTTATTTTTTTCCATTTCTCTCTGTGAAATGACTCGTGCGCCCTTTTCTGCCAATTTTATTGGAGTCCATTTTTTAAACTTGTTATTATAGACGCATATCATATAATAAGACCTGTCCAAATAAACGAATTTATCAATGTTATCGTTTTCAAATTCTTCTTCTGAATCGCTTTCTTCTAATTTATCTAAATCGGTGTTTTCTTTAATATTTCTAAAGATAGAATTCATCATTACGCTTGTTGTATATGTCGGAATGTATGCTAACCCATAATAATAGTCGTCTTTTGAATTGTGAAATGTGTGCAATGTATATATATCGTTTTGAATGGTTGGTTTTATGTTAAAAACGACCTCATCTAGTTCTCCTCGTGGTTGTTGCTGCTGCTGCTGCGCCCTAGACTGTTGTTGCATCGGTCTTGATGGTGGTGGTGGTGGTGGCATCCTAGGAGGTGGTGGTTGTGTTTCTTGCAATACATATGAATGAATAACACTGTTTTCACAAATATATTTAATATGAGAAATATTATAGGCAACATTCGTCATTGTAGATTTTCTCTCTATAACAGGCAATCCAAAATGCATGAAACCGGGAAGATGGTTGTGGCCGAGGTCATGAGTGAAAAGGTCATTGCATAAAGACAATTTATTCATAATTCCGCCGGCGTTTATCTGTTGTCCCTTTCCCTTGTAATAATAGATTTCTTCAATGCAAAAAGAAGTCTCTGTCAAAATTGTCCCATAAAAAATAGTGCCGATTCCATAATTTAATTGACTAGATGCAATTGTATTTACGATATAAATGTTTTGTTTTTCCAAAATATAACACACTCGTTTATCTTTATAAATAGAAAACCATGCAAATGCTTTTATTCCCAAAGGCATTGCAATCATATAATTAAATGTATGAACTTTCTTATGAGTAATATTGTCATAAGAAAGTTTAATTTTTGGAAATCGTGAAAAGAGTTCATGTTTCTCGTTAGATGACAACATATATTATGAATGATTATTCTTTTAAATACTTGACATGCCACTCAACGATTTAATTGATTTTTTAAAAAATATTTTAATTCATTTTTCATTGTATCCTGAGTACTTGCACTAGAAGAACTCTCAAAAGAATCGGCAAAAGAACTACTAGAAGAAGATGGTATGATAGATTGAGGCAAATAAGAAGACTGTGACACGTGTATTGGTTGTCCTGCTGCCGCTGCCGCTGCCGCTGCCGTTCCCACATCGGAAGAAGGATTGCCTATAATGTTATACATGTTGTCATATTTTTGTGTTGGAGCATTTACTAAATCTTTCATTTTTGGAATGGTCAAGGTAGTTTTAAAAAAGTGAATCAAATGATGAATCAATAAAATAAATATAATGGATAAGACCATGCTTTGTAATATCCAAAATAGCATATGATTAGTGTAAAGAAGATAAAAACTCATAAATATACATTTTGATTTGTTCATCACATTTTTCTGCCAAGAAATAATAATTTTCGGCGATTTTATCAATCTTGTCATATTTTTCTTCAAATACAAAAGAGAGACCGAGTTTTTTATTTACAACAAAAGAAAATTTCACAGTATGCACCATCAAATGATTGTTTGGTAATTGATATACTTTTTCTCTCTTTTCAGTAGACAAATCAATGAGCAAATCATCCATGATAATGGGTTCTGCATCCACGAAATGTATTTTATAAAGAACATCTTTTCCCATATCTTTTCCCATAATAAAAACCCCTTCTAGAGAGAAGAATTCATCTGATTCATGTTTCTCTCTCTTGTGTGATTTCGCTTTCAAATCATTGAATTGAATGATGGATGTTGTGTATATTTTCATTGTTGATAATATATTATGAAAATGGTTTAAACCTATTCATTAATGTTATTTTAGTAATGTCATTGTCTTTAACAATTGTTTTAGTTGAAAAAAACGCCACATTAAAAGCACTAACCGTAAAGGATTTCAAAGAATCCGAGTTGTTTAAAAAATGTGGATTTAAAAAATCAGAGGATTTCCAAAAGCATATTGAATGGACGTGCAATGGTTATAATATCTCTGTCTATGGAAAGACAAATGGACGTGCAAACAATGAAAATAAATATGATTTCCCTCCACCGATTGACAATCTTCTTTTTTTCGGGACTTGTTGCATTGTTGCTAAAAAACTCGGAAAAATGGAGAATCTGACATTGGAGTTGTGGGAAAAAATCTATGAGAAATTATTTGGCGGATTTGAGGATTTATCATCATCTGCCTTGGAGGATGAAGAAGAAAAAGACGAACTTGAACTTGTGCCTAAAGAGAAGAAAACAAAAGATGGATATTTGAAAGACGGTTTTGTCGTGGACAGTGATGAAGAGGAGGATTCTATTTCAGATGGAGAGATAGAAGAATTAAGTAATGAATTAAAAACCGATGTAGACGAGAGCGAGAGCGAAAGTGAAAATTCTGAATTAAGCGAAGAATCGTATCAAGAATAGACTGGAATATTAAAAAAATTGAATTATATTAATTTAAATAGTAAACTGCTAATTAAATTAATATGTCGCAAGTAAAAATAGTTGACCACGAAGAATTCCGTTTCAAGATAAAAAATAAACTCAATGACATTATTGGCAATGATAAAATGTCATCAAATATGGAAAAGGGTATATTTAATTATTCTTTGAAAGAGGCCAACAATAAAAAGGTTGTTAAAAAATGGGACAATCCATATTTTGTGCAAATTTACATGGATAGGTTGCGCAGCATTCTCTATAATTTAACCAAACCAGGAAGTGTTCTTTTAGAACAATTAAAAACCGATTCCATAAAAGCACAAGATGTTGCTTTTATGACACATTATGAAATGTCTCCTGAAAAATGGAAAACAATGTTGTTGTTAAAGTCTGTAAAAGACAAGGGGAAATTTGAAACAAACATTGAAGCATCTACTGATACATTTACTTGTAGAAAATGTAGAGGAAATAAAACTACCTATTATCAGTTGCAGATTCGTTCCGCCGATGAACCTGCAACAACCTTTATTAATTGTATTGATTGTGGTAATAAATGGAAAATTACGTGAACATTGTGTGACCTTATGTGAAAACATTCCATATCCAAAAAGATGCCGAGTTGGTTCTTGTTAGCGGGCGTGGTTGTTCAAATTCTTGTGATGAGATTGCATTAGTAGTAACATGTTCATACTGACTGTCATTTTCTTGTGGTGACGGAGGTGACGGTGTCGGTATCGGTGTCGGTGTCGGTATCGGTGTCGGTGTCGGTATAATGAATTCTTTTTTTTCTTCTACTAGAGGCGTAATCCTTTCTTCTAATTCCAGAGGCGATTCTTCAAATACTTTTTCTTCATTGTCGGATTCGGAGGCATCTATTATTTCTTCTAATTCTTCTTCGGATGCATCTATTATTTCTTCTAATTCTTCTTCAAATGCATCTATTATTTCTTCTAATTCTACAGGCAATTCTTCAAATACTTCCATATTTAATTCTTCTGCGACAAAGGGTTCGCCTTTTACATTTTCAATGAATTTAATTTTATTCTCCAACATTGTTATTTTTTTGATAATCATGGCAAACCCAAATATAACAGCAATTGTTGCTATGTTATTTTTAAACATTTAAATAATTATTTTAAATTATTTAAATTCTTATTCCGTATAAAATATAATGGATTTCATAGTTTACAAAAAATCAGCTTTTACAGACAATATGGTGGACGATTTTTTATTGTGTGATTATTTAGAAGAAGACGAAGAAAAAGAAAATGAAAAACAAGAAAGCGAACTAAATGAAGAAATAGAGGACCAAGAGCCCGACTTTGCAGAACAAGAAGACATTCAACCGATACAATATGAGAGTGAAGAAGACATTCAACCGATACAATATGAGAGAGAAGAAGACATTCAACCGATACAATATGAGAGTGAAGAAGACATTCAACCGATACAATATGAGAGTGAAGAAGAAATGAAAGAACGATACATTGAAAAAAAAGAATACACTCTGGAAGAAGAAGAAATGAAAGAACGATACATTGAAAAAAAAGAATACACTCTGGAAGAAGAAGAAATGAAAGAACGATACATTGAAAAAAAAGAATACACTCTGGAAGAAGAAGACATTCAACCGATACAATATGAGAGTGAAGAAGAAATGAAAGAACGATACATTGAAAAAAAAGAATACACTCTGGAAGAAGAAGAAATGAAAGAACGATACATTGAGAGAGAAGAAGAAATGAAAGAACGATACATTGAGAGAGAAGAAGAAACATGCGACGACTCCGAATCTGACTCCGAATCCACAACAGAAGAAGAAGATGACGAAATTGAATTTCAATTAGAAGAATATAAAAAACTTATTATACAGATTGAGGATAAAATACATATACTTGAAACAAACAATTCAACAATGATTACTTCCAGTTTTTTCATCAACAAGGAGAAATACACGGCAAATATGGAAGAAATAAGTATTTTCAAAAAGAAGAAAAAAGAATATGAAAAAAATATGGAATTTATTTACAACTTATTACTAAATTAATATAATATATTTTCAAGGTCATTCACATTCCAATATTCGCACGCACCATTTGGCAACGGCCTTTTAATAATAAAGGGAATCTTTTTTTGTCTCAACTCCAATTCCGCAATAACAATTCCATCAATGACATTTTCAGGTATTGTGATGAATGCTTGAGCCCCCATATTAATCTGTTTTGCGCGTTGGCCCAAGATTCTCGCCCTTTCATATTTTGTCAAAAAGGGAATTGTTCTATGCAATGGGTCAATGATAATATTGTCTGAATCTCTCACAATAACAGTCAATGCAGCAATTTCGTCATAATTGTGATGCAAACATTCTGGATGAACTTCTAGCAAATAATTTTTATTAATGTCTATATCAAATTTTTGCAGATAATGCTCGTCCGTTTCTTCATCATCGTCCTCTCCATCGCTGTTGGATTCATAGTCAGTCTTGCCACGCCCAAGCGCCTTCTTTTGATCTTCGCTGCCGGTCGTCATCTTCTTCACTTTTTTGGCTTCCTTGGATTCCTTGGCTTCTCCTTCAATTTCTTGTTGATACAACGACTCGTCTCGCGCATCATCATCATCTTCATCATCTTCTGCCTCTGCATCATCATCGTCTTCTACATCTTCATCATCATCCAAATCATCGTCTTCTACTACATCTTCATCACCTTCCTCATACTTACCAGCTACATCCACAATGCTATTTTTCTTCAATTTCACAGAATTTATGATTGTTTCTTCTTCACTGTCAGATTCGCTGCTATCGGATTCATTGTTGGATTCATAATCGCTCATTATATTTATATTATCTAAAGATTGTTTTAAATAATATAAATCAATTTTTTATTTTCAGGTATTATGAACCTGTCTTCCAAACATTGTCGCATGTTGAACAAATATAAATATATTTCATATTAATGTCATCATATCGTATGTATAATATTTCCCGGTCCATCTCTTTTTTATTTGTTTCGCATTCCGAATTCGGACACAAAATATTATTTAACCGAGGCAATGTCGGATCTAATTTCGTGTATTTATTAATAATATGCGAAAACGACTGTTCATTTTTTTTAATTTGAGTTTTCAAGACACACACAGTGTCAACTGTCAAACTTGTATCTTCATTGCCACATTTGCGACAATAATACACCAGCGTGTTTTCATCCTCGGCGTTAATTCTAATGTAATACATGTTTTGACAATTCGTGCAAAAGTGCATGGTTGAATATAATATATTCTAATACTATTTTTTTAATTCAATTTTTTATTTACACCCTTGAAGAATTAGCATTCTTTTCTTACTTAAATCCTTCGGATTTATTATTTTTTGGGTAAGTTTAGAACCTTCACCGGGTTATATCCAATCCATCCCCATCCAGTTTAATACTGGCAAATTTAGTGTGCAATTTATTATAATTCACACACACATGCAACGCATACATGGACGTTTCTACATACTGGGTTTCAAGAACACTTCTCTCTGTTTTTCGTTTCAAAATAAACTCAAGTATCTTGGAATAATTTTTTATAAAGTGTTCCTTCATCGCAGGATAAAATATTTCAAACATTGGATTATATGTCGGTGCACGTTTTTCAATCATATCACATACAGCAACCTTTATATTTGAATATTCAATAATTGTATTGTATTTATGCAGGTCTTTGTTGTGTTGATTCACACCAGGCTCATTTAACAAAGGGTCTTTAGACAATACCATGCAAAGCGTCAATAACATAGTAGTAATGGTCTGACAAGAAGTCCATTGTTCCCCACTCCATGTGTTTAAAATAGAGAGACACACCTTGCCTGTTTTATACAAATTCGGGTGAAAACGAATATTATCACCGTGTGTGTGAAAGACCATTGATGGAGGACTATGTGGATAATCATGTGGATAGGCAAGTTCGAAAAAATAAAATCCGCCAAAATACGGCGTGTCTTCTGAACCCACAATCATGGCGTATCCTTTTAACATGTCCTCTTCATCGTGATGATAATAAATACCATTGTCGGTCAATGGATTCTTTACAATTTGAGTAATGTCTTTTACTAAACGATGAATGGTTTCTTTGCTAATTTTTTCCATATAATTTATTACACAGATTATATTTATATTATTTTTTGTCTGTAATTAGCATTTAAATTTATGCAGTTGTATATGATATAACCTTTATGAAAATTGACACCTGATACATGTTTTTAAATAATTCAATAATTAAAAAAAAAATGAAATAAAATAATGGGGTTATAAGATATATATATTTAAATGAATTCTCTACAAGAGTTTTTGCACAATCACAATGCTAAATCAGATAAATCAAATACTCTCTCCACCCATACTAGAATTGGTTCACCTGAACATCATATTTTCGGTGGTTCTTTCAGGATTGATTCGCAAGATTTAGAAAATTTTCACAGATTGTATTATCAGCATGTTTTCGTAAAAAATAACATGGAATATTTAACAGAAAAACAATTGGATGATGCAGGTCCGATTTTAGTAGATTTCGATTTTAGATATGATTATAGTATTACAGAGAGACAACACACGGAAGACCACATTCTTGATATGGTTCAATTGTATTTAGATGAATTGAAAAATATTGTCGTCATTACAGACCAAAGCGAAATCAACATCTACGTCTTTGAAAAACCAAACGTCAATCGTCTGGATGCTAAACAACTCACAAAGGATGGAATACATATGATTATAGGTGTGCATTTAAAACACTCTCTTCAATTAATGTTGCGCCAAAGAGTCATTGAAAAAATAGGCGGCATGTGGGATCTCCCATTGCAAAATTCGTGGGAAAATGTCTTGGATGAAGGCATCAGCAAAGGCACAACAAACTGGCAATTATACGGCTCTAGAAAACCAGACAATGAGGCATATGTATTGACGCATCATTATCATTACCAATATGACAACACTGAAGATGTCTATATAACATCCCATCGCGAAGTGGATGAATTGAATCTCGCCACTAATTTCATTCAAATTTCCGCTCAAAACCCGGACAATCCTAAATTTGAATTAAATCCTAAAATCATGGTTGAGTACATGAACCTGGAGGCACAATCCATGAAACAGGGTGGGACTTTGAAAAATCATCCCCGATTTAAATATCTCGGTGGTTCAGAATTAGCCTCTACTTACGATGTCATTAGTTGCAAAGAAGAATTGGAAGCAGAAGTCAATAGCATGTTGGAGAATGTGCATAGTTCTGATTATGACATTAAAGAAATACATGAATACACACAAATCTTGCCTGAAAAATATTACGCACCAGGTTCTCATTTGTTAAACCGTCAAGTGGCATTTGCATTGAAACGCACAGATGAGAGACTCTTCTTATCATGGGTCATGTTGCGAAGCAAAGCAGATGATTTTGATTACAGCACCATATCGACATTGTATCGTACATGGATGACTGCCTTTAATAAAAAAGGAGACGGTGTTACATCTCGCTCCATCATGTATTGGGCAAAACAATACGCATCGCCAGAAGATTATCATAGAGTAAAATCTAATTGCGTCAACACTTATGTGGATATTTCAATTAAATCTCAAACTGAATTTGATGTGGCAAATGTATTGCATAAATATTACAAGGATACTTATGTGTGTACCAGCATTAAAAACAAGCAATGGTATATGTTTAAAGACCATAAATGGGTCAATGACAAAGGATATACCTTGCGGTTGGCTATTTCTGTAACCATTCATAATATCTATCATGACAAAGCAAATAAATTGTATGACGAGATTTCTGCCATAGATACTAGCGACGAAGAAAATAGTAAAAAATACGAGAAATTAAAACGCCTGCATAAATCTATTGTGGAAATGTGTGGAAAATTGAAAAGAACGAATGATAAAAATAATATTTTTAGAGAAGCCATGGAATTGTTTTACGATGGCAATTTTATGAATAATTTAGACGCAAATAAATTGCTGTTGTGTTGCAACAACGGAGTCATTGATTTTGCAAACAAGGTCTTTAGAAATGGTTCGCCACAAGATTACTTGTCAAAATCAACCGGCATTGATTATGTGAAACTGGACCCGACGATTCATCAGGAAAGCATGGACGACATCAAATCATTCATGGAGAAATTGTTCCCTGTGGAAGAATTGAATGAATACATGTGGAATCATTTGGCCTCGTGTTTAATTGGAATCAATAAAAATCAGACTTTTAATATTTATCGCGGAAGCGGCAGCAATGGCAAGTCTATCCTGACGGATTTAATGACACAAACCTTGGGTGATTATAAAGGGACTGTTCCTATTACATTGGTCACTGAAAAACGAGGCAGCATTGGCGGGACTTCGTCTGAAATTGTTCAATTGAAAGGAATACGATATGCTGTTATGCAAGAACCGTCCAAGGACATGACCATCAATGAAGGTATTATGAAAGAATTAACCGGCGGTGACCCTGTTCAAGGACGCGCTCTATATTGCGACAGTGAAACATTTGAACCTCAGTTTAAATTGGTCGTGTGCACAAATTCCCTGTTTAAAGTAAACAGTCAAGATGACGGGACATGGAGACGGATTCGTCTATGTGATTTCATGTCTAAATTCGTGGATGCAGGCGAAACACATACAGACACGACTCAATATGTCTTTGAAAAAGACAAGACATTAAAAGAACGACTTCCTAAATTAGCGCCTGTCTTTCTTGCCATGTTGACTGAAATAACCTATATAAATGAAGGCGATGTCAAAGATTGCGATACAGTAAAAATGGCATCAAATAAATACAGAGAGAGAGAAGACCTCTTATCCAAATACATAAAAGAACATATTGCAAAGACGGGTATTGCAACAGATTTCATTAAAAAGGGTGAATTATTGATTGAAATGGCCAATTGGTATTCATTAGAAACGGGTGGAACTAGAAAACAATTCCCGACAAAAGAAGTGCTTGAACTCATGGAGAAGAACTTTGGTTTATGCAAAAATAATAGATGGACTTGCATAAAACTGAAAAAATATGACGAGATGCCCGACGATGACCCAAATACTGCATAGACACGATATGCCACGAACAATGAACCCAAAGACCCAAAGACCCAAAGACCCAAAGACCCAAAGACCCAAAAGACCCAAAGACCCAAAGACCCAAAGACCCAAAGACCCAAAGACCCAAAGAATTATATTGTTTTATATACATTTTTAGGAAACATTGCAATCAAATTCGTATAACGAATAAGCAACGCTTTATAGACTGGAACAACTACAAATGGATATAGTATAAAACAGATTAATAC